CTGTGACAGATTACTTGAAGAAGCAAGTACAAAACTAGAATTTAAGTATGATTTCTATGAATTCTGGCCGCACTCTAACACTAGACCATTAGGTTGGCACTATGATAAAGACGAAAAAGTTAGCGATGCTGGACTAGATGATGTGTACCCTCAATGCTCTATAGTATTTTATCCTTTTAAAGACGATAAGTTAGTGGGAGGACATCTTAAGTTTAAAAATGGACTCTCAATTCCACCTGAACGAAACAGAGTTGTTATATTTTCTCCTGGATTGTTACATACCGTACAACCTTTTCGAGGAAAACGACTTTCTTACAATATAAATCCTTGGCTTGAAGAATGAAGGCAGTACTAAGTAACAGAATATTTATGGAAGTAGATAATACACTACAGTCGAAAATCGATGAAGAACTTACGTATGCTATACCGCCAAGAAATCCATTAGACCCGCCTTTCATTATAAAGAATATGGGAGTGGTTAGAAGTGGGTTAGTAACATTACCTATCGGAAGAATGGATTTAATCCCAGAGGATTACGAAGTAGTAGACAAACGCGTATATGCACCGATTGACCAATTAGACTTTGCGTTTGATTTACGAGATAGCCAGCGCGCGGTCTATGACGAAGTCAAAGACAGTTGTATAAGTAACGCATGGGTCAGTTGGGGAAAGACATTTACTGCGTTAGCTATCGCAAATAAACTAAAACAAAAAACATTAGTAGTAACACATACATTAACACTACGAGCGCAGTGGGAAAAAGAAGTAGAAAAAGTATTTGGAATTACGCCTGGAGTCATAGGCTCTGGAAGGTTTGAAACAGACTCACCTATTGTTATAGGTAATGTTCAAACACTATATCGCAGAATTGACGATATAAAAGAAGTTTTTGGAACTCTTATTCTTGATGAAATGCATCATGTTAGTAGTCCCACATTTACACGACTAGTTGATGCTAGCAAAGCAAGATATAAGATAGGTTTAACAGGTACAATGGAAAGAAAAGATGGAAGACATGTTATCTTTCGAGATTACTTTAGTAATGAAGTATTTAAACCACCAAAAGAAAACTATTTAGTACCAATAGTAAATATTCTAAAGTCAGGAATAAGATTTCCAGACGGTCACAAGACACCTTGGGCTACTAGAATAAATGCTATTGCGTATAATTGGGAGTACCAAAATATGATGGCAGTTCTTGCGGCTGGATATGCAGCCAAAGGACACAAAGTATTAGTAGTATCTGATAGAGTAGACTTTCTAAAACAATGCTATAAACTTGTGGGAGAAAATGCTATATGTGTGACAGGAGATGTACCTCACTCAGAAAGACCTCCATTAATTAAACAAATTTATGGAGATAAAGATATTCTTTTCGGAACACAAAGTATATTTTCAGAAGGAATTTCCTTGGATTGTTTAAGTTGTATAATTTTAGCAACTCCAATCAATAATGAACCACTATTAACACAGTTAATTGGTAGGGTAATAAGAGTATATGAAAATAAACTTCAACCCGTTATAGTGGATATCCACTTAGAAGGAAAAACAGCAAGAAGACAGGCAAATGCGAGAATGGGATACTATATGAAACAAGGTTATGAAGTTAAGACGATTTAACATTCGAAAAATACTTCTTGACAAAAGGTTAAATTTTTGATATAATGATATTCTATAATTGGAAAAAGATTTTAAAAGAGAGCAACGGGAAAGTTGGTGACATACTAGCTATCCTGGACATTCTAACATATCAAAAGCTTCCAGTAAATAGAAAGGATAGACGGTTTCGGTTTTGGCAAAAAAGTTTTCATGGCGAGAGCTATTTGCTACACCCCGAAGCTTTGTTTATTCAAAGAACGAGATACTCAGATAAAGAGATTGCGCAGTATGCCGGTATCGCTTCCCTGCGTAATTACTTTGATTATCGAAGTAGGAAAGATACCACACTAGACCTGATGTACTTTACAGGTGATCAGGACATTATTAACCAAAACAGATTACTTTGGATTGAAGATGATAGGATTCATTTTAAATTCGAAGAAATCAAGAATTTAAAGGAGCTAGAATGGCATTAACATTTAATAAATTAAAGGGCGAAGCCCAAAAAGGAAAAATCGAAAGCTACACTTATGTAGAGGGCGATAACGTTGTCAGAATGGTTGGCGATGTATGTGCTAGATATGTCTACTGGATCAAAGGTGAAAATGATAAAAACATTCCTTTCGAATGTTTATCTTTTGACCGTGAGAAAGAGGCATTTACTAACATTGAGAAAGACTGGGTTAGAGAATACTACCCAGAACTCAAATGTGGTTGGTCATATGCAATCCAATGTGTTCATGGCGGAAAAGTAAAAGTTCTAAACCTAAAGAAAAAACTTTTAGAACAAATTTTAGTTGCAGCAGAAGATTTAGGAGACCCTGCTGACCCAGAAACAGGTTGGGACGTTCACTTCAAGAGAGTGAAGACAGGCCCAATGGCATACAATGTTGAGTATCAATTACAAGCATTGAAATGCAAACAAAGAGCATTAGATGAGGCAGAAATGGAACTTATCAAAGACCTTAAGTCTATGGACGAAGTTCTTGCAAGACCTACACCTGACGCTCAAAAAGAATTGCTTGACAGAATTAGAGCAGGTTCATCAAACTCTGAAACAGACGAGTCTATAGACCAGGAGTTTCAAACATCATGAGCGACTTCAAACACAGATTCATAGGACAAAAATTTCCTGAATTTGAATTAACAGGAGTTACAGCAGGTAATGAGTTTGTAAAAGTAGAAAGCTGGGAACTAAGCGATTGGTCTGTTATTTATTTTTATCCAAAAGATTTTACATTTATTTGCCCAACTGAAATTGCGGCAATGGACGTCTTACTGCAAGAAACTGACGAAGTTTATGGTATAAGTCCAGATAACGAATTCTGTAAAGCAACTTGGAAAGAAGCTAGTGGTTTAATTAGAAATATTAAGCACACACTAGTAGCAGACTGTGGAAATGTGTTAGCAGAGCAGTTAGGTATAGTTAGTGATGAAAACGTACCTTACAGAGCCACTTACATATTAGACCCAGAAGGTTTCATACAACATGTATCAGTCAATGCACTTGATACAGGAAGAAATGCAGACGAAATATTAAGAACTCTACGAGCTTTAAAAGCTGGTGGACTTACTGGTTGCCAATGGGAGCCAGGAGATGACTTCGTCGCATGATTCTATTTACTGCAGATTGGCATATAAAGCTAGGACAGAAGAATGTGCCCACAAGTTGGGCATGCTCTCGTTATGAGCTATTCTTTGAACAAATTTATAATTTAGAAAAAGAAGTTGATTTGCATATCATTGGTG